TGTGAAATAGAATTTTTAGAACAGAAAAGATATCCATCGAAAAAAACTGGTGAGTACAACTCATCAACAAAAAATATAATACAGATTAATAGAAAAACTTTTGAAGAAGTACCTATACACCACACTAAAACAAAACATAAGACGGATATACTATGATCAGTAGAAAATTATTCGGGCCTCCGGGAACGGGGAAGACAACCAAGTTATTGAAGTATGTTAAAACATTCTTAAAACTAGGTACACCTATAGATAAGATAGGATACTTTGCATTTACAACTAAAGCTGCAAACGAAGCGGTAGACAGAATGCTAGATGCATATCCAAAATATCAAAAGAAAGATCTTAAACATTTTAGAACACTACACTCTTTAGCATTTACTCAATTAGGTATGAAGAAAGCTCAGGTTATGCAGGACGAACACTATGAAGATATTGGTAGGACTCTTGGTATTGAAGTTACAGTTTACTCTGGAGGTGAGGAGACTACAGGTTTTATAAATTCTGATAGTGAATACTTTAATCTTATCAATGCAGCTAGAATAAAAAATATTTCTATCGAAGATGAATACAATACAGACATGTATTCACAGGACATGGACAAACGATTGTTGCAGATTATTTCTGACGAAGTAGATAACTACAAACAATCATATGGCCTGGTAGATTTTACCGATATGATCGAGAAGTTTATTGTGTCAGGATTGTGTCCGAAATATGATGTAGCATTTATCGATGAAGCACAGGATTTATCACCGATACAGTGGAAAATGTTCAATATTATCAAGGAAAATAGCAAATATGTTATACTAGCCGGTGATGATGATCAAGCAATTTATGGTTGGGCAGGCGCAGATGTAAAAAAATTTCAGCAGGAAGTTTCAAAGAAGGACATAATTTTGCCACAATCTTACAGGGTGCCACAACAGGTGCAAAGTATTGCAGACAAGATTTTAAATTTAATTCCAGACGATAGAAGAGTACAAAAGAATTGGAAAGCAAGAGAAGAACAAGGTACAGTAAATTATATTTATGATACAGAAGATGCACCACTGGACCAGGGAACATGGCTAGTGTTAGCAAGATACAACGATAAATTAAATAGACTCAAACCTACACTAAAAGAACGTGGTATTTATTTTGAATTTAAAGATCGTAAAAGCTACAAGGTAACATTACTTAGAACCGTTCTAAATTACACACGTTGGACCAAAGGAGATCAATTATCTTTAGCAGAAGTAAAAGATATATTTGAATACACTGGTACAGATACAGAACTTACAGAAGAAAGAATGTATGATCTAACAGAGTTTGGATTTAGTAAAGATGTACCATGGTACGATGTATTTCAATCAGACTACGAAGAATGTTTATACATAAGAGAAATGTTAAGTAATGGTGAAGAATTAAACAAACCACCAAGAGTAAAACTATCTACAATACATTCAGCAAAAGGTGGTGAAGCTGACAATGTATTATTAATTTTAGATAACACAAAAACAATACGAGATGCAGTAGAGAAAAGTTCAGATAAACAAGATGAAGAACACAGAGTTTGGTACGTAGGAGTAACACGAACAAAACAAAACTTATACATCATGGCAGCAAAAAAGGAGGATCAAGGTTATGACATCGAAAGTTTGGGATAAGCAGCACGGGGGGAGTCACTATCAAAAATATAAAATTCAACCAAGTAAGTTTGTAGTAGAGAATGAATTGCTATATCCTGAAGGTTGTGCTATAAAATATATTATCAGACATCGTGATAAGGGAAAGAAGCAAGATTTATTGAAAGCAATACATTTTATAGAAATGATAATCGAAAGGGATTATGCCGAGGAAAGCAAGGATAGTTAGACATATTATGATTGCTAAACATAAATTTATATTAGAAATTTATTTAGCATTGGAAGGACACAAAGATATCTCATGGGAAATATTTCCGTATGATCATGACGCATCTTTGTATGCTTTTAGTAACAAACAAAAACTAGAAAACATAGTGGAGAAAAAACATTTATATGAAAATACCAAAGTTTGAAGCACCGACTGAATGGCTAAAGCCTACAGAATTTCCTGACTTACGTCATGTAGATGAAATAGCAATTGACCTGGAGACAAAAGATCCTGACCTAATTAAAAAAGGATCTGGTTCTGTTATTGGCAATGGTGATGTTATAGGTATTGCAGTTGCAACCAGTCACTACAAAGGTTACTTTCCAATTGCTCATGAAGGTGGTGGTAATATGGATAGAACTAAAGTTTTATCTTGGTTGAAAGATGTACTAGAGGCACCATCAACAAAAGTTTTTCACAATGCTATCTACGATGTATGTTGGTTAAGAGCATTAGGTTTTAAAATAAATGGTAACATAGCCTGCACAATGATAGCGGCAGCTGTGACTGATGAAAATAGATTTAGATATGATTTAAATAGTTTATCATGGCACTATCTTGGTTATGGTAAGAACGAAGCTGCACTTGCAGAAGCTGCAGCAGAATGGGGAATCAATCCTAAATCAGAAATGTACAAATTACCTTCAATGCATGTTGGTGCATATGCTGAACGTGATGCTGAAGTTACATTAGGACTTTGGCAAGAGATGAAAAAAGAAATTATTAACCAGGACCTAGAAGATATATTTGACCTGGAGTCTGATTTGTTTCCATGTCTTGTTGACATGAGGTTCAAAGGTGTACGTGTAGATGTAGAGCGTGCACACAATATGAAAAAAGAATTTAAGAAAGCAGAACAAGAACTGCTACACAAAATAAAAAGAGAAACAAATGTTGATACACAGATATGGGCAGCAAGATCTGTTGCGAATGTATTTGACATGTTAAAGTTAGAATATCCAACAACAGATAAGACAGGTGCACCATCTTTTACTAAAAACTTTTTACAAGAACATGAGCACCCTGTTGTAAATATGATTGCACAAGCAAGAGAGATTAACAAAGCACACACAACTTTTTTAGATTCTATTATAAGCTACGAGCACAATGGTAGAATACATGCAGAGATAAATCAGTTAAGGAATGCTGGAGGGGGTACGGTGACTGGTAGGTTCTCTTACCAGAACCCGAACCTTCAGCAGATTCCTGCACGTAATAAAGACCTTGGACCTAAGATAAGGTCGTTATTTATACCCGAGGAGGGCCATACATGGGGTTGTTTTGACTATTCTCAGCAGGAGCCTAGGTTGGTAGTGCATTATGCATCTTTATACAAATTACCGTCCGTATATGACGTAATAGATGCTTATACAAACGACTCTAGCGCAGACTTTCACCAGACCGTAGCAGATATGGCTGACATACCTAGAACACAGGCTAAAACAATCAATTTGGGTCTGTTCTATGGCATGGGTAAAGGTAAACTTCAGGCAGAACTAGGAGTCACTAAAGAAAAAGCTGCAGATTTATTTAATACTTATCACTCACGTGTACCATTTGTAAAACAACTAATGGATAAAGCATCTAACAGAGCACAAGACCGTGGACAAATTCGTACCCTGCTGGGTAGACTATGCAGGTTTCACCTGTGGGAGCCTAACAGTTTCGGTATGCATAAAGCTATGACTCATGAAGATGCACTCAAGGAGCATGGACCGGGGATCAAGCGAGCTTACACATACAAAGCTTTAAATAAATTGATACAAGGATCTGCTGCTGACATGACTAAGAAAGCAATGTTAGAGTTATATCGAGAAGGTATCATACCTCACATACAAATACACGATGAGCTAGATATATCTGTCCAAGATGAAGCACATGCAAAAAAGATAATTGAAATTATGGAACACGCTGTTACACTAGAAGTCCCTAATAAAGTTGACTACGAGTATGGTGATAACTGGGGTGAAATACATGATTAACTATGGCTTATTTAAATGCAAACATACCACCAACTTATGCACAAATAAGGAGAGAATATTTATATGATCTTAAAAAACATCATGGAGAAGTTGAAGACTGCATTATCTTTGGTCTTAGCGCTCTTACAGGTCGTAGTATACTCTTCCATGCTATTATG